GCACGCGCAGGATGATCCTCGAGTAGGCACTACACATACTGAAGCAACTAAACAGGTAATTAGGGAGAAGAAACTAGCAAATCCTACTCGTGCATGGCTAGGGAAAACTAGGGATGAAACCACACGTAAGAAAATAGGCGACGCCCAACGAGGGGTAGCTAAGGCCCCAAGAGTGTATACACCAGAAGGGTTAGAAAGGGTTAGGGCTAACATGGTTAAAAACGCACGCACGCAGGAAATAAACACGATAGATGCCGTAATAGCTAAATTTCCATTAGAAACCCAACAAAGGTATGACTTCACTAATGCGGTGTATACAGGGGCGTTAAGTCGTATAACAGGGTGTGTATGCCCCAAGCACGGTGGGTTTTCTCAATATGCCGCACAGTTACGTAAGGGGCGCGGTTGTCCTATGTGTGGGGCGGTGATACGTGGGGAGAAGAAAACGCTAGAGTTAAAGGCAAAATGGAGTGATCCTGAAGCTAGAGCAAAGATGATGGAAGCACGTAAAAAATGAAGTTGACACCCCTTATATAAAGTGGTAAAAACATAATAACCAAGAACCCCGACTCATACAGACTGGCTTGGCAGACGTTATAGAGACTGTATGGGCATGTGCTATAACACAAAGGAAATAATATCATGGCAAAAACTACTTTTTCGGGCCCAGTGCGGTCTGGATATCAAGGCGGCGACGCAAGCTCACAAGGACCTTTAACTCCAGTTACTGTTAACTCTGGTTCAATAACTGAAATAAATACCGGCTCTGGAGCATATGGTTTTTATACACGTATCGAGCCAACCGCAGGTTTTGGTTCTAGCGACTATCTACTTCCGGGTGAAGCATATGGTGTGTTTGGGCGTACTCAAACTGGTACGCCGTTTGCTACAACCCCTACAACAACTTTTAACCATATTACCGGTGTAGCTGGTAATTTTGCGGTTATTGGTTCATATGCTAATAATGGTTTGATGTCCGGTGTAATGGGTATTATTAATACCAACACTTTATCTGGTGATGCCGCTGTTATGGCATTTATGCAGGGTGACTCCGGTGTGACGACTTGCCGTGCAGCATTTGGTGTTGCAATGGCTCAAACCACAGCAGGTTCTGGCTTTACATACGGTCTGGACTTGAAGATGCAAGACCCCGTTGCTGATGCTGGTGGCCCTTCTGGAGTTATAGCGTATAAAACGGCTGAGATTCGCCTAGCTAATGATGCTGCCGCTGCTCCTGTTGTTATCAAGGTAGGTAATTTTGTTGATGGTGCCGCTTCTGGTGTAGGCAAAGGTTCGTTAGGTATTGATTCTACCGATGGACTATTGTTTGTATCTGATGCTTCTGGCAACTGGCAGGCTGTTACTGTCTAATGTTGACTCATGAAGATCCAGAGGTGGCTACAATTGTGGCGCTTCTGGAGGCCCAAAGAGACTACGCAATGGGACATGCCGCCAAACTTGCTAAAGAAAATGCTGAGTTAATAGCAAAGATTAGCAGACTTGAGGCATCTAAACCGGCGTAGTCTTACCCTACATCTAGGAGATTAATTATGCAGTATGATATTTTAGCGTCGGCCCCGCTAGTCACTACAGGTCAGGTTACTGATAACGCTGGTAGCCCCAATGCTTTAACTAGGTTGCGTATAAAAGGGCTGTATTTTGTAAGTGGTGCTACTGCAGGATCAGTTGTTTTTAGAGACGGTGGATCAGGTGGAAAAGTATTGCTAACTATGAATACACCCGCTTCTGCTGCTAGTGGCTCAAATTACATCATTATGCCCGGAGAAGGGATTTTAGTAGACACAAACCTTCACGGAACTGTAACTACTACAGCTTCTGTAGTTGTCTTCTACGGATAAGGAGTTTTAAATGAGCGACAAGAAGAAGAAAACAAAGTTTCCTAATAGGAAGGACGATAAGTACTTTCCAGACCAAGAAAAAGCTCCTTCTCCTGATGAGGGATATAGAGGTAAAAAAGATCCTTTAGATAAGGTTAAAGATGTAGCACATAAGGTAGCAGACAAGATGATTGAGGCTAAAGCTGCTGGAGTGCCTACTCCGACTGTAGCCCCTGCTGCGATAACCCCACCACCAGCTATGCCAGCAGCACCACGGCAAATGCCCCCACCAGCAATGCCAGTAGCACCACGGCAAATGCCTATGATGAAGAAAGGTGGTTCAGTTAAAGCTGCAGCTTCACGTATCAAATCTTCAGCTTCTCGTCGTGCTGATGGCGCGGCTCAACGTGGTAAAACTAAAGGACGGACTCTATAATGGCTAAAACAGAAGGTGGATTTGCAAAGGGCATGACAGACAAAGCCTACGATAAAGAGTATGGTAAGGTCTACCGTAAAGCAGTTTCAACCTCTAGTCGTGCAGATGGCGCAGCCAAACAAGGTAAGACCAAAGGCAAAATGCTGGCTGGCGGCGGTATGTCTAAGGATTTGGCTGAACACGCTGGTAAACCTGCTTCTAAAGCCCACAAGGGTCTTAAAGCTGGTGGCTTTGTTCGTGCTGCTGATGGCGTGGCTAAGAAAGGTAAGACCAAGGGTAAAGTCTTATAATGAGACCGTCCCGGGGTATGGGGGACATCATGAAGTCCAAGATGCCCAAGGGTAAGAAGGGCGGTTGGATTAAGGATGCTATCAAGAAACCCGGGTCCTTACGTAAGTCACTAGGGGTTAAGGCAGGGGAAACTATCCCAGCTAGTAAGTTAGCTAAAGCCGCTAAAGCCCCGGGTAAACTAGGTCAAAGAGCAAGGTTGGCTGAAACTCTGAAAGGCTTCAAGCATGGCTAAGACTCCCGCGAAGAGTAAAGTTAACGCTGCTGGTAATTACACAAAGCCTACTCTTCGCAAGAAGATTGTGTCTCAGGTAAAGGCAGCAGCAACTCAGGGTACTGGTGCAGGAGAATGGTCGGCTAGAAAGGCACAGCTTGTAGCCAAGAAGTACAAGGCAGCAGGTGGGGGCTACAAAGATTGAAAGCGCCACAGAAATCCTTAAAAGATTGGGGTAAGCAAGACTGGACTACTAAAAGTGGTAAAAAGTCTTCTGATACAGGTGAGCGATACCTTCCAAAGGCTGCAATAAAGTCTTTAAGCCCAGCAGAGTACGCAGCAACCACCCGTGCAAAACGTGCAGGTAAGGCGGCAGGTAAACAGTTTGTAGCGCAACCAAAGGCTATTGCAAAGAAAACAGCGGGGTACAGATAATGGAAGAAACCCTTGATACGGGTAAAGGTCCAGTGCTGGCAAGGGCAATAGAGTATGCTAACAATTTGCCGGGTAACGGTCCAGTACTTGCAAAAATGGTAGAAGCTGCGGATAAAGATCCGGGTCCGGGCCCAGCACTGGTAAAAATGTTTAGGATGGGGCAACCCGTAGCGAATAAACGCATATATAAGAAAGGTGGTTTAGTTAAATCTTCAGCTTCTAGTCGTGGAGATGGGGCTGCTAAACGTGGTAAGACAAGGGGTAAGATCTTATAATGGCAACTCCTGCATGGACGCGAAAAGAAGGCAAGGCTGAAAAGGGTGGCCTAAACGCCAAGGGTAGGGCCTCGTATAATAAGGCTAATCCAGATAAGCCCGGATTGAAGGCTCCTGCTCCACACCCAAAAACAAAAAAAGCTGCGGCTCGCCGCAAATCGTTTTGTGCCAGAATGAGCGGGATGCCCGGAGAAATGAAAGACGAGAAAGGTAAACCAACACGCAAGGCGTTGTCGCTAAAAGCATGGAATTGCTAACCTGTACACACTGCAAAGTAGATAAGCCCGCAACAGCGGAGTTTTTTCCATTACACAACAAAAAGCGTAACGGACTAGATAGCTGGTGTAGAAAGTGCCGTTCAACATACCGAAATTCAAACTGCCGTGGTATACATAAGGCTGTTATTTCCGATCAAGCGCTTATAGAACTTAGAGAGTCAACAAAGGAGTGTACTATATGTGGCATGGAGGTTAAGTTGGTAGTTGACCATGACCATATAACAGGTAAAATTCGGGGGATGTTGTGTAGCCATTGCAACAGAGGTTTGGGGCACTTTAGGGATGATCCTACCTTGCTTGAATTTGCTGCTCAATATTTGTTTGCTTCCGCTGACTCGCCAGAATGGGATGTGTATAAAGAAGCCGCAAATGAGGAATCTATATGACTACTTCAAGCACCACAGCATTTAATCTAGATCTCAATTCCTTGGTGGAAGAGGCATTTGAGAGATGTGGCGCTGAACTACGTAGTGGTTATGATATGCGTACTGCGCGTAGATCTTTGAATCTACTAATGCTTGAGTGGGCAAATCGTGGAATTAACCTGTGGACTATTGAACAGGGCCAGATAACTCTTACAACTGGGCAAATATCCTACGCAATCCCCACAGACACAGTAGATCTACTAGACCACGTAATTAGGACTGGTACTGCATCTAACCAGCAAGATATTAATATCAGCCGTATCTCAGAGTCTACATACTCAACCCTGCCTAATAAGAACGCTAGTGGTCGCCCGATACAAGTTTGGGTTAATAGACAGACTGGGGTACCTAGGTCTACTGCAAATACTACGTTGTCAGCAGCAATAACAGCAACCGCCACAACAATCAACGTAACATCTGCCGCCAGTCTCCCCTCAGTTGGGTTTATCAATATTGATTCAGAGACTATAACGTACCAGAATATCGTTGGAAACCAGTTACAGTATTGCTTCCGGGCACAGAACGGGACTACAGCAGCGGCACATAACAACGCTGCATCGGTAACAAGTATCAACTTACCAAATATAAACGTCTGGCCTACGGGTGATGGCGGTGGTCCTTACACATTTGTGTACTGGAGACTACGTAGGATGCAAGATGCGGGTGATGGTAATACAACCCAAGATATTCCGTTCAGACTACTACCGGCACTTGTTGCTGGGCTTGCAGTTCAGTTAGCTATGAAGTTGCCTAATGGCATGGAAAGGCTTCAGATGCTTAAAGCAATGTACGATGAGCAATGGATGTTAGCTTCGGATGAAGATAGAGAGAAGGCTCCGATAAGGTTTGTGCCTCGTCAATCGTTTAATTACTAGGCGGGTACATGCCTTCTAAGTATTCATCAGGCAAAAATAGTATATCCGAGTGTGATCGGTGTGGGTTTAGGTACAAGTTAAAAGAATTAAGACGGCTAGTAATTAAGACTAAGAACGTAAATATTCTAGTCTGTGGTAACTGTTGGGAGCCGGATCAGCCGCAGTTGTCTCTAGGTCTGTATCCTGTATCTGATCCTCAAGCGGTACGTAACCCAAGACCAGATTTAAGTTACTATGCAGCAGGTAGTACTGGATTACAGATAGAAGAGCTTACTAGCCCTACCCCAGCGCAGCTTGCTGATCCTCTGGCTAATGGGATACAGAGTATAGGTAGTCGTATAACTCAGTGGGGGTGGGGCCCAGTGGGATTGAATAATGTGCTAAACTTACCGAATGTTAACAATGATCTAATATCGGTTGGTGCGGTTGGAACAGTAACTATAGTAGTAACTTAAAGGAGCATATCATGGCTAAAGGTGGAAAGACTAACGAGCAAATGAAGCAACTAGGTCGCGGCCTAGCTAAAGTAGCTAACCAGAAGAAACCAGTGCGTAAAGTACCTGTATGCGCCCCTAAACGCGGTATCTAAGGAGTATAGAATGAGTGAATTTAACTTTTTCCCCGGGGATACAGCTAATCCTTGCGAGAAGTATACCCAGCCAAAGCCATACAGCGTAGACCTCAAGAACAGCAGCTACCCTAATAACGTGGCTAACACTCAGACTGAGAAGACTCGTGGTACTGGTGCAGCTACTAAAGGTAAGAACCACGCTAGGTTAAAAGTCGGCAAGTAATGAATTACGCTGAGCTTACGTTAACAATCAAGGGATACTGTGAAAACACGTTCCCAGAGACGATCTCGACGTTTACAACGGCAGAGCAGATTGCTACGTTTGTCAGAAATGCTGAAGAACGGATATACAACTCTGTTCAGTTTCCCTCGCTTAGAAAGAATGTAACTGGGCTTTTAACAGCTAATAATAAGTACTTGTCAGCGCCTCTGGACTTCCTTGCAGTTTACGCAATAGCGGTGATAGACGCAGCCGGGGTATATTACTACCTGCTAAACAAGGACGTTAACTTTATTAGAGAGGCGTTCCCTAACCCAGCTAATACGGGTCAGCCTACGCATTACGCTCTGTTTGGACCTACGACAACAAACACAGATCCAGCCGTTATAACGAATGAGTTGACCTTCCTTCTTGGGCCAACGCCAGATATTCTGTATAACGTAGAGCTGCATTATTATTACTACCCAGAATCAATTGTAACTGCGGGGACTTCATGGCTTGGGGATAACTTTGATCCAGTACTGTTGTACGGGTCATTGCTTGAAGCTGTTGCCTATATGAAGGAAGAACCCGAAGTATTGGCTACGTACCAGAAAAGATACGACGAAGCATTAGCAATGGCTAAACGTCTGGGTGATGGCATGGAAAGACAAGATGCCTACCGATCTGGGCAAGTACGAATAGCCGTAACATAATAGAGGTACTAAGTGGCACTATCCCAGACATTATGTACGGTATTTAAAACTAACCTGCTAAGTGGGTTAGAGGACTTTAATACAGGTACGATTTACACATACAAAGTTGCTTTGTATACTGTGACAGCGCCATTAAACGCAGATACACTTGCTTATACAACGGATGGGGAAATTACTGGAACTGGGTACG